GTTGGACATAGTAAAGAATATATGTCTCAGAATCCATTGGTTGGAAGAAATGAGTCAATGCGTTCTTTTTCTGATAGAACTATGTTTGCTCCAGTAGGAGTAAGAAGTTCTGTTTAAAAATTGAAAATATTGTTTAGTTGTAAGTCATTATAGAAAAATGAAGTTCATTAAATCTATTATGGCTCTCTTTGGAACATGTATTGATTGTGGATGGACTGGTGGATTTGAAGGAAATCTTTGTGGAAAGTGTTTACGTGAAAGGCAATAATTTAGATATACTCATCATAATCCGTCCCATAGAACTCTACCCACTTTTCTACTCTAGAAGGATGAAAGACTTTTGAGATTAATTCTTGTCTGATTGTTAGCATTCGTTTTTTATGTCTAATAATCGTAATAAGTTTCGTAAATTCTGTTGCTTTCTCATTGATATAATCATAATCTAAATAAGAAAATTGTTTCAACTCTGATGAAAGATACTCTGGTAAAATAATATTATTTTTTAAGAAACCAATATTTATTAAAGATTCTGGAAAAGTAGGAATATTTTTTATCTTATTATATGAACAATATAACTCTTTTAAATTTCTTGGAAGTTTTGGTAACTCTTTTAGTTTATTTACTGCACAATCGAGATGTTTTAGATTGGGTGGTAAAGAAGAAATACTCGTAATTTTATTATCAGCACAATCTAAATACTCTAGATTTGGAGGTAAAGCATCTTTATCAATATTTGTAATTTTGTTATAGTTAATATAGAGTTTCTTAAGAGTATTAGGGAGATTATCAATCTTTATAATCTGATTATTGTTAATATATAATTCTTCTAGATATGGTGGAAGAATTGGAATGTTTTTAAATTTATTAAAAGACAAATAGAGAATCTTAATAGAATCTGGTAATATAGGAAGTGTTGTAAGATTATTCATTCCAAGATAAAGTTCTGTAGTTGGAGGTACTTGCGTAAGAGATAAATCTAGCATTTTTGATACTTATTATTTATTTAAAATATTTTCAATTTTTAAATAAGATTCAAAGTTTTAAGTAATCGTGTATTGTAAGAAGCAAAGGAACATTGTGGCTGAATAATACTATCAATTGGTAGCCATTCAACAATTCCTTTTTCATTTGTTTCTTCCATACAACTATAGAATTGTGTAATAAATGTTGTACACTCACATGATGTAATAGTGTCATCACCAGTATCACCATCTGCTACTAGAACTTTTACGAGACTTTTAGGATTGACATAATATCCAGTTTCTTCCATGAGTTCTCTTGCGGCAGCGTGTTCTAAAGATTCATCCGTATCATCCATCTTACCACCAGGGAGTCCAATATCATTACGATTATTCTTACGACTTACTGTAAGAATTTTAATACTTTTATCTGTATAATTTCGCACTAGAAAGATGCAAGTAGCGATGACCATTTTTATTATTCTATACTAATTATTGTGGAAATGATTATCAATTTTTATTTTATTAAAAAATAAAAAATGTGAAGAATATATTGATTATCAATTTTTATTTTATTAAAAAATAAAAAATGTGAAGAATATATTGATTATCAATTTTTTATTATATAAAGAATAACAACAATCTCTTATAAGAATGTCTTTCTATGAAGAGTATACTAGTTTCTTCAAGGATTTGGGACCCATAGGAACAGCTGGATACAAATTTTTTGATGCGTTTCGTATTAATTCTGAGGAGAAGACAATAAGTTTCCATACAGATTTTACTACAAGTGTAGACGATGAAGGATTATTGAATGAATTCCGTAGTTTCTTGAAGCAAGAAAAGAAGTCTATACGAACTTTACAGAAAGAGTGTACATTAAAGGAGATAAAAAGAAAGATGGGATTCTTTTTTACAAAGTTACAAGAAAATGGGATTTTTACAATTTCAGAAAGAAAATATATTTTAATTTATTGTGATTTCTGTTTGGATAATTTACTAGGGAATGAATAGGGAAAATGGCAGATATACTAAAAAACAATAAAGGATATAGTTCAAATTTTAATCTTCCGAGAAACTTACGAAAAACACGTAAAAATACATTAAGAAAAGAGTTAGAATCTTTTAAAGAAAGTATTAAACATTTACCAGCGAATCCAGATTGGTATAAAATAAATGAAATAGATATAAAAGATTTTGTATATTGTGTGAAACGATTATTTAAATTAGTAGATAATGATCTTAAAGAAGATGGAGTCTATGATGATATATTTATGAAAGAAATATTTATAGCACAAACAAATTCATCAGAATCTCAATGGTTAGAGTTTGATAAAGTGCGAAGAACACAACAAGCATTATCGCAACGATTAGGAGATTTTCATGAAGAACTTGCTGGAAAATTTCCAGGATATCGCACTATGCATACCGGTCATTGGTCAGGATTAAATGTTATGAAAGAAGATAGAAAAATATATATGGAATGGAAGAATCGTGGAAATATATCAACCGATGTAAAAGAAAAGGTATTTGAAAAGTTTAAATATTTATTGGAGAAACCTACAGAACCAAAGGTAGAATATGTAGTATTAGTTTGTGTAAATGTTCCAGAAAATTGGAAAAAACCGGATTTAGTTATAAAAAATAAAGCTGGAAAAATTAAAATAGATTTAACTTCTTACAAAGAAAGGATTCTTATAATGTCAGGAAGAGAAGCATATACAGCATTATCGAATAGTGAAACATTTTTTGATAGATTATTAGAAACAATTAAATATGTATTTAAAAACAAAAGTGCGTATGATTTTATTATGAATATAGAAACATCCATGAATATAGATTTGTAAAAAATATAAAAAATTAAAATTCCTTTATATATTTTTTTTGTATTATAATAAAGGATGCAGAAGGAATTAGTTCAAGGAGTTCCCTTTTGGAGAGATAAGTCAAACAATCTCTATTCGTTTGAACCAGATAAGAAGAATCTATTAACTCTTGGAACTTTCAATCCAACAACAGATACTTATATTCTTAAGGAAAACTGGAAGAATCTTTACGAAAGTCGTTTGAACGATTATCGTAAAAATTTGAATAGGCGTGAGCGAAAAGAAAATAAGGAAAGTAAGAAGTAAAAATGGATTCCTCTAAAAGTTATACATCTGCAGAAGATATTATTGATAACGCTAAAAGTATTCCTAGACCTTTAGAGCTACCAAGTGTAACGGTTGGAGTCATTGGAGATTTAATTATTAAGATTCTTTATAGTAAAATAAAGACTATAAAACGTTAATATGTGTTTCCACGTGAACCAGCATTACTATTGCCATAAAGACCTAGAATGTATTGCATTCTTTCTAAATCTGATTTGAATCTAATATAATTTGTATTACCTTGAGAATTAACTCCTTTTACCGCATTTACAGTTGTTAAAGAATCAGTTGTTGAAACATTAGCATAAATCATATTACATGCTTGTTGATAGCCCGGAGATTCAAAAACAAAGATAGTACTTACTGGTGTTTGACAACTTGTTATTGTACCGCCAGACATCTATTTATTATTTTTAATTTTCTGCAACAGTGCTCCAGTTACTATTTGGATATACTTGAGTATGAAGAAGTTGTCCTTGAGTAAAAGATTGTTTTTCAGCATATGAGGTATATTGATAATAAGAAATATTACTTACACCTTGAAAATGTAGAGTGCTAACATTTGAATTATAGAGTTGAATTCTTGTATAATCAATCCATGCTTGTTGATAAATAAATCTTTGAGATTGATTTACACAAAGAATACCAGATAAATCAAAGCAAGGATAATTGTTACTCATATTCTATTATTCTATTATAGATGAGTTATGTTAGCGCTCAAGGAATACAACGTTTTCCAGTAGAAGTGGTATCAACCCCACAGGATTTAAGACAAGGATTAAGCAATCGTAGCTATTTGACTTCGAGAAACGGAATGTTATTTGTCTTTGCGAATGTAGGGGTTCAGAGTATGTGGATGCCGAGTATGAATTTTCCTCTTGATATTGTTTGGATAGATTCTAACAAAAAAATAGTCAAGATTGAAGTAAATGTTCAACCATGTTCTGGAAATCATAATTGTAAATCATATAGTTCTGGAGTTCCAATCAAATGGGCTATTGAATTAAATGCTGGAGATGCTTCTAGAATTGGTTTAACGGTTGGTTTACAATTATCATTTTAATGGAGCGAAAAAAGGTACAATAACTGATTCAACTCTGCCAACATTTCATCTCTAATATTTACTAAATCTGTATCAGTATCTTTTAGTTTTTTCACTAAATCATTATTCAAATATTCAATACATCGTTTAATAAATCCAGTAATAGAAGTTTCAGTTAAGTTCTTAACACTAGATGTAGCCGTAGCAGTAGTCATTTTCATTCTTCCATATTTACCCATATATACTTCCACATATTTATCAACAGATTCGTCTAAAGAATCTATAACACCATCTGTTGCTTTATGTCTTGAATATAGTTTCGTTTGCCAGTGATATAGTTTAATTTGATTCCTCATCATAAAAAAAAATTGAGTATCTTTTGCTGACATTATCCCTACAACAATGTGTGATATTTGTAAAGCAGTTTTAGGTAAAAATGTTAAAAAACATGAGAAGCATCAATGTCCATTAAAGAAAGCATCTTATTGTTGTTATTGTTCATGTTATGGACATACTCCAAGATTCTGTAATAAAGATACAACATACCGGGAACCCCAGTTTTTAGAGCAATTAATACCATCATGTGTATTAGAAGAATTTGGTATTACTACATCTACACAATTTACATATACATCTACGATGAGGCCAAAACCAAAAGAGGTTTTAGATTATATAGACGAACCGAAAGCGATTCGTTCACTTTTACAAGCGTATGGTGATATGCCAAAGAAGGATGATAGAAGTAAAGATAAGTACAAAAGTCATTTAGAAAAGATAGCAAAGAAAAAAGGAGTTATGTTAATAAAACATATTTCAGATGCTATAATAGATGGCAGTGACACTAAATCTCAAAGTAGTAGGAATAGCAAGTAATTTAACAAATGTTTTATTAAAAGAAAGTAATAAACTACCAGAGCAATATCAGAAAGACTTAGTATACAATAATTCATTTTTAAGTTTAACATCACCAAATATTCTTGTTGATATACAATCAGCAATGAAATTGTATAATAGTATTGTATTAACCGATGTT